GAAATCTTTGTTGTTGCAGATGAAGAAAGAGTTGCAGTACCAGTTGGAGAATACGAAGCTGAAGATGGTATGGTTATAGTAGTTTCTGAAGAAGGTATCATTGCTGAAATCAAAGAAGCTGAAGCAGAGCTAGAAGCACTACTAAAAGGCGATGTAGCTGAAGAGGCTAGTGATGAAACCCTTGAAGAAGAACCCAATGGCGAAGGATCTGAGACAACCGAAGTATCGGATGCAAGTGATACCAAACAAGAAGAAGCCAAAGAGGAAACCAAAGCATCGGAAGATGATGCAGAGTTAAGTGCTGAAGAGAAGAGCTTCAAGAAACGCTATGGTGATATACAAAGACACATGGCTGAAACAGAAAAGAAGCAAGCAGCACAGATAAAACGTCTAGAAGATCAACTAGAAAAAGCAGCAAAGAATGAGCTTGTACTTCCAAAGTCTAAAGAAGAGATAGACGCATGGTCAAGCAAGCATCCAGATGTAGCAGGTATAGTTGAAGCAATAGCTGAAAAGAAGGCTAACGAAAGAGCCTTAGAGTTAGATGAGAGACTACAAGAGATAGAAGAGTTACGCTCTACAGCTAAGAGAGAAAAAGCGGAAGCACAACTTGTAGCAATACATCCTGACTTTGAAGCTATAAGAGCAGACGATGAGTTTCATGCATGGGTAGATACTCAACCTAAAGTTTATCAGGATGCTCTGTATGAAAACTCTGAAGACGTTAAGTCTGTAGCCCGTGTTATAGATATGTATAAGCTAGACAAAGGTATCAAAACTAAGAAGCCCAGCGCAGACAAAGGCGCAGCATCTTCAGTTAAAACTCGTGGACGCACTGTAGTAGACGCAGAAGAGTCTAGCAAGACGCTCAGTGAGTCAATGGTTAAAAAGATGTCTCTCAAAGAGTATGAGGAACGTCAAGACGAAATCATGAGTGCAATGCGCTCTGGTAAGTTTATCTACGATATGTCTTAATAAACACTTGACACTAAGGCATTAATAGATAAAACTATAGTATGTGCAGCGCTAGGTATCAACTACCTGCACATGCTTTAACTTTAAGCACTAACCACTAATAGAACTACCCGATAAAGTATAGACCCTTTAATGCTTGACCGCAAATCTAGCAATAGAGATACTCTAGAAAAGTATTGGCCTCTTGTGTGGATATGATGTTTTACTTCCCCCAACTGTCATATCTATAGGAGAAATTATTATGGCATTTACAAAGGCATCAGGTTATACCAACCTGAACAACGGAAACTTCTCATCTGAGATCTTTTCGAAACAAGCACAGTTAGCATTTAGAAAATCTGCTGTTATATCTGCAATCACAAACTCTGACTATTTTGGTGAGATTTCTGGACAAGGCGACTCAGTGCGCATTCTTAAAGAGCCAGATATCACTGTTAATTCTTTAGCTCGTGGTACTGCAGTGTCAACACAAGATTTAGTTGATGCAGACTTCAAACTAACTATCGACAAAGCAAACTACTTTGCATTTAAATTGGACGATATTGAAGAAGCACATTCACACGTAGACTTCATGCGTCTTTCAACAGACCGTGCAGCATACAAAATGGCTGACTCAATGGACAATGATGTTCTTAAGTACTTAGCTGGTTTCACAACTGCAAACGCTGTAAACACAACAGTAAACGGTACTAAAGCAGATGCTGCTGCAGGATCAGACGAACTATTAGCTGCAAACAAGTTGAAAAAGGGTGACTTCGGTAACATCACAACTACATCTGCAGGTGATCACTCGATTCCATTAGCACCACGCTTAACAGGTGCAACTGCTATGTCTACATCAACTGCAACACCATTACAAGTACTAGCACGTATGTCTCGTACAATGGATGTAGCAAATGTTGACACTAGAGGTAGATGGATCGTTCTTGACCCAGTGTTCATCGAGATGCTAAAAGACGAGGATTCTCGCCTATTAAATGCAGACTTCGGTGGTGCAGGACTACAGAATGGTCTATTGGCTGCAAACATTCACGGCTTCCGTGTTTATCAGTCAAACAACTTACCAGCAGTTGGTACAGGTGCAGGAACTTCAGGTTCTGCTAACCAAAATGCTAACTACGGAGTTATCGTAGCTGGACATGACTCAGCAGTCGCAACTGCAGAACAGTTATCAAAAGTGGAAACATACCGTGACCCAGATAGCTTTGCAGACATCTGCCGTGGGATGCATCTATACGGACGCAAGATCTTACGCCCAGAAGCGATTGTAACAGCTAAGTTCAACGCTGCTTAATATAACGATTAACTTAGGGGCTGGCTTTAGTGCTGGCCCTTTTGTGCATTCATATTCATAAAGGACATAACCAATGGCTATTACAACGGCGATGTGCAACAGCTTCAAGCAAGAGTTACTTGGTGGTGTTCACGATCTAGATACAGACACACTAAAGATAGCACTTATTAAGAACTCTCCATCGGGTACTTATAATGCATCTACAGCTAATTACAGTACAGTAACAGGTAACTCAGATGAGGCTACTGGTACTAACTATACTACAGGTGGAAACACTTTAACAGGTGCAACTATTGCGCTATCAGGTTCAACTGCCACTGTTGACTTTGCTGACACTACTTGGTCTTCTGCTACTATTTCTGCAGACGGATGTATAATCTACAACACATCACAGTCTAACAAAGCTATAGCAGTGATTGACTTTGGTGGAACTAAGACATCAACAAATGGTGACTATGTTGTTCAGTTCCCAACAGCAGACGCATCTAACGCAATCATTCGTATCGCTTAAGGAGCAATATTATGGCTCTCGTTGTCAAGGATAGAGTAAAAGAAACCGCTACAACTACTGGCACTGGTGCTGTTACGTTGGGTGGCGCTGTTACAGGCTTTGAGTCTTTTAGCTCTGCCCTTGCCAACAGTGATACTACATACTACGCTATTTCTCACCGTAATGCAGACGAATGGGAAGTAGGATTAGGTACATACAATTCAGGTGTACTTACAAGAACAACTATACTAGAGAGTAGCAACAGCGACAGTGCTGTTAGCTTTACTGCAGGTACTAAGGATGTGTTCATTACACTCCCTGCAGACAAGGCTGTTTACTTAGACGCTAGTGATGCACTAAGTACAGGCAATATAGTTACAACAGGTTACATCAGAGGTCCTGCCTCATTCACGATTGACCCTGCTGCACATGGTGACAATACGGGTACACTTATAGTTGCAGGTAACTTACAGGTAGACGGTACTACTACAACAGTAAACTCTTCTAATCTATCTGTGTCAGATCTAAACATTACAGTAGCGCAGGGCGCAGCTAATGCAGGTGCAGCCAATGGCGCTGGGCTTACAGTAGATGGTGCTAACGCTACATTTACGTATGACTCATCTAATGACAGATGGGATATGAATAAGTCTCTAGCGACTAACCTTGTAGGCAACGTCACTGGAACAGTTTCATCTCTAAGCAATCATGACACTGGAGACTTAGCTGAAGGTTCTAATCTCTACTACACTCAAGCCAGGTTTAACTCTGCATTTACAGCTAAGAGTAGTAGTGACTTATCTGAAGGTACTAACTTGTACTACACAGATGCTAGGTTCAATACAGCTTTTTCTGCTAAGAACACTGGTAACTTATCAGAGGGTAGTAACCTTTATTATACACAAGCAAGATTTAACTCAGCATTTACTGCTAAGTCAACTTCAGACTTGTCAGAGGGTACAAACTTATACTATACTACAGCAAGGGCAAACTCAGCAATAGATGCAAGGGTGACATCATCCTTCGTATCAAACTTAGGTTCTCTAGATGCTGCAACATTAGAAGGCGATAACAAAGCCACCATATTAGCTACTGCAGAAGCAAGTGCATTAGCATTAAGCATAGCATTGGGGTGATATAAACAATGGCAAACGTATTTAAGAACTACACAAGCGCAGATGTTGGTACAAGTGCTACTACTACGTACACAGTACCAAGTGCAACTACATCCGTTATGATTGGTTGTAACCTAGCAAATAAAACAACAGGAGCTATTAACGTAGACGTGCAAACTGCAGGTGTTTACTTAGCTAAAGGCATACCTATACCATCAGGATCTGCTTTATCTGTATTAGATGGTAAAATTATACTAGAGGCAGCTGATACTGTAGTTGTAACAAGTGATACAGCTTCTTCGTGTGATGTTATTGTGAGTGTACTGGAGCAGACATAATGGGCGGTTATATTGGTGGTAACGGCGGTGTTACCCAAGTAGATGGTTATAATAAAACCGAAGTAGATAATAAAGTATCTGATAAAGTAGAGGACAGCCAAGTTCTTACAGATGTTCCTGCTAATGCTGTATTTACTGATACAACGTATTCGATACAAGATGGCGAGCTTTCCCAGAATAACTTTACAAATGCTGATCACACAAAGCTAGACGGTATTGAAGCAAGTGCTACGGCGGACCAAAAAAAAAAAAAAAAAAAAAAA